CGCAACCGCTCAATCTCCTGTTGGGAGGATAGGAGTTGTTCTTCCAGTGAGTCAATCTCTTTCCACGCTTCCTCTGCTTTACTTCTTGCCTCGTCCCGTTCCTCCAGCAGTTTCCGGTTTTCTTTTACCAACTCGCACAACTCCGCCACATGCGCGTTATGCGCGGCGCGCTCCCGTTCCAACTCGTCCAGCAGGAACTCGACGTCATCGGCATAATCTTGTCCGTCAACCCACGATCTATCGGTTTTCCGTGCTTCTTCAGCCGATTTCCGAATCTCCGCGATCTTCTTTTCGGTGTCAGTCATGGGTTTCCACCTTCTCTAGTTTGTCGATGTGGTAATAGGCGGGCCATGGTGCGCCATAACGGAATACATTCCGGTCGTATTCAACCCATTCCACCCGAGCGGTTTTCCCGGACTTGGATATCTCAAGGACATGTCCGCGAATAAATGCCTTTTCTTTCTTGTGTCGCACTTGGTCACCCGGTTTCAGGTCCGGCACCTCCGGCGGTTTGATGTCGAAGGCGCCGGATTCGATTTTCATAATGATTTCGTTTCTGACATACGTACTGTCAAGGCTTTTGAGCCACTTCAATAACCTTTCACGATCAATCGCGTTCATGTTCATCCTCCCCATCCATCACCGTCAGAAGGGCGGCTTTGCAGATAGCTTCGGGCATTGTTTTTCCACGAGCGCGGATCACCGCAGAACTACCAATCGGATAGATCGCACACGCAAAGAAGTCGTCATACCTATGAATGTCGATGTACGAAAACATCTCAACCACTACCCATGCGGCGGATATGTCGGTGGAATAAAACGGTACGTAGTACGCTGTTACATTTGGCGGATTACGAAACCATATGACTCGTTCATCAAATGATTCTGGATATGCCTTTCTGTGTTCTTTCATTCCGACAATATATTCCGCCACCAGCGCATCCAGTAAGCGACCCGGCTTCATGGCCAACACTTGCTCTCTTTTGAGTCCGTCTATGCTCATGCCGGTTCCTCCAATCCAGCCAGAAGTCGCAACCTCGAAGCACAATCTGCCGATATATTGAAATTGTTTCCAAGTACGGATTGCTTGTACGCTTCCATTTCCAACCGCCACTCCAAAACCTTGCGGGCGACTTCGGCGGCTGTCTCTCGGACAAGCGTAAAGTCGTGACCGGAATATACTTCTGCTCCGCCTTCTTTGTTGTCACAGATAGCCGTAATGTTTTCAGGCGCTATATAGATTGGATTTCCGTTGCTTTTGAGCGTCAACCATATCATTCTTTCTCGTCTCCTTTCAGTAGTTCGGGGTTGTCCCATATATAGGTGCGGGGACGCTTGTTCTGTGTTTACCCCCTACATAACTTTGTAGAGGACTTTTTATATAACAATTCTTGTTTTCATATCATTCTTTTCCCGCCCAACATGGTCATTTGAAACGATGTGAGTAACGCAACGATCTCCAAAGATGTAAACCCTAGTTTTTCTAAGTCTTTTTTATATGACGCTAAAATTTCTGCAAAATCTTTCATCGCCGCTTTAACCTGATCAAATTCTCCGATGTTCATGTTCGTCCCTCCAATAATCTCGGGTTCTCATAGATGTTGCCGATGATTTCAGCGTCAAGCTTTCCGTTTTCCAAAAACTCATGCAACATCAGGGTTTCATCACCGCTTATTGCACAGTAATACCCGTCCATGTATGCGATGCTCCAGCAATAACCGTCTGTCAAATCCACGAAAATATCGCCTTCATATGCTTCATGTCCGTTCTTGTCTTTCAGGCCGGTCGATTGCCCCACGGTTTCGGGATCGACAACGTAGTCATACAAATACGACTCACCGTTATCCTTTGTGATAGGCGACCATATCCTTGCAATACCTAGCGGGCTTTTGATGTAATATTCGTAAACCCATACGGTGCTATCTTTGATTCGTCCGCGATATTGACGCATGTTTTAGGCTCCTTTCAGCAGATGGGGGTGGTCATGGATGTTGCCGATGATTTCGAACGATCGATAAAATTTCTCGTTGTATCTTTTTGCTTTCAAGTATTTGCTATATCCATCGAGTACGTAAGCAGCGTTACGAAATTTGACCACGCCGATGAAATTAACATACCGTCCTGTCTCGCAATTGAGGACATGCCCTTTTACGATGTCCCCCTCATAAGCATCTACACCTTTCTTGTCATGTTCGCCGATGTATCGACCCACGGTTTTGGGATCGACGCGCCACCAGTATTCGCAGTTGAAGTATTCTTCGCAGAACTCCACGATGTCACCGACAATAACGTCTTTGCCGATCAAATACCCATACACCCATTCGCCGGTATCTTTCCGCTTTCCGCGATACATGGTTCAGGCTCCTTTCTTCCAATCACCAGCCGTAAAACTTTTTCAGTTCTCCAAACATGTCAATGGCTTTTTCTAGGTTTGATACCGCCATTAGGAGCACAGCCCCGACGATAAAAATTCGGTCTACGTCCGGCCTAACGATACGCTCCCCAGATATACACTGGCGCGTAGCGTATGCCCAAAAAACGGTTGCGAAAGCATGAAAGATCAACAAGAGCAGGCAGGCCGTTTCCTCGCTTATTCCGATCATCGCTCCCACCTCAATATCCGTTTTTCTGCCGCTCATGATTGACGCGGTTTTTATCCATGTACGCGGCGGCGATCTCATCCCACGTAAATCCGAGACATTCTCCCAGCGCAATAAATTCATTCCATGAATGATAGAAAGCCGGTTCGTAGACTCTTATCATGCCGACGGACACCATCAGTCCAGAAAATACATTGACGATTCCTCTTTCAAAAACCAATGAATTCGTATGTTTGAGTTTTTCGACAGGAACATCCAGTTGCCGCGCAATGCTCAGGAAGAAATGGAGACAGTCAACGTATTCTTCAAGCACGCGGTTTTCAATCCGCTCCTTGCCACACTCATCCCCTACGATCAATACGTTAAAACGAGGCTCCCGATCATTGCTCCAATGCTTAAACCCGCGCCATTCGTTGGCAAGTTCCCCAATCTCGACTTGCAGGGCCAGCACTGTGTTCGGAAGCAAGTCCTGCCCTTCCAGCCCCTTTTCCCTGATGATCAGCTCATCCAGCTTTTTTTGCATTTCATACAGAGTTTCGATTGTATTAAACACGCAGTTCATTCCGAACCCCTCCCAATCAGCTTTAGAAACGTCTCCACCGGCATCGCCACCAACCACGGCTTCCTATCCGCCCGGAACGCCACGATGTCCGGTCTTTCCCTCTCATCCTCCAGCCAGCCATATAGCGTCGAAAACCCGCCTTTCCGCCGCTTCACTTCAGCCCGAATAGTCCCTATAGGGGTGGGCACTTCAACATCGTTTCCGAATCCCTCCTGCGCCCCAGACAGCGGCACCCTGCGCCCGGCTACCAGTTCCGCGAATTCCCGCTCGCCGCGTAGTCCTTTGTCACGACTTGCGCGACCCATAGTCGTCCACCACCTTTTGCAGTTCTCGAATCGCCGTTTCATACGCCCTCATGCCGCCATTGATATATTCAATCCACTCGTACTGCTCCAGCTTTTCTATTCGCGTCCGAAAATCGTCGATCAATCGCTCGATAGCCTCGACCGGAATCATTTGGACACACCTCTCGCCCCCAAATTTGGCCGCTGTGGCCCGGAAGCAGGTCAGGTAATATAAAACCATTACCAACGATCCTAAAAGCGCCACAGAGGCGTTTCCTAGCGCCTAGAAACATGTTTCTTTTTGGCAACGTTATTTCGCTCGATGGTCAGGTTCCGCCGTTGGCACCGGGAGAACGGACAAAAAACCAGCTTCAACTGACGATCTACCTTTCCCCACACGCATCCGTCGCAGTAGTTGTTCGGTGCTTTGATCCGCATCGTTATCCTCCATTTTCCCGAACACGCCCGTCGGGCGGCGTTTCAGCGCCCCGTAACGCACGCGATCCATAATTAAAACTGCCACCTCGTCCACATGCCGTCTAACGGCTTTCGCGATAGCGCGGATGTCATACCCTTCTCGCCACAACCGCTCGACCTTCTCCACGTCCTGCTCGCGCCACAGAAAATTCAGCTCTTCACAGGCGATATACACCACGGCCCATCACTCAGCCTTTCGTCCGCCTTCCAGCATCTTAAATCGTTGAGCGGCTCCCTCGGCAAGCGCCTTCACATCAGGCGGCAGAACACCGAATTCGCGGTCGTTCTTGAGCTTGTTTTCCCACGCCATCCGCCATTGGGCGCGAAGCACGTCCGGCTGTTCGGAAAGGCACAGCTCGCGCCATGAGAATCGGCGTACCATATCAGCCACATCGGTCGGCAGGCTCGCCAGCGCCTTATCTTCGTTGTAGTACCCGAAGCGGCGGATCGCATCGACAACCATTTGCCACGATTCCATCGCGGACAGGTGATGCTCGGTCAGACTTCTTGCCGCCTCCCGAATATCAGCGATGGTCGGCGGGAACGGCGACCGACTCATATGCGCCTTGACCGCCGCCTGTCCGATCTCAAAAGGCATATCGCCGAGCATGGTCTCCCACAGCAAAACAGTGTCTTCTTCCTTGCCTTCCTCCGGCCAGCCGCGATAATTCACGGAGCAAACCCTAATGAGCTTGATGACTTCCTGCCTGTTCACTTTCTTCAGCCTCCCGATACAGCCTGTCCAGCACGCTCACAGTCCGTTCATACCGTGACTGAGAACGTCCCTGCGGTTGGTTTCCTTTCCGTCTCATTTGCAACACCAGCGTCGGCATCTTCTCGCGCAACTTCTTCGTCGAAAGGATGTTTGCCTTCCAAAACTCGTCGTTCTGGCACCAAATGATGACCTGCTTGATCTCGTCGTAACTGTAACCGTCCAGCCGGTGTATGCGCTCCATTTCGGCGATCCACTTTTGCGCGTCCTTCTCCACTTTCGGTATTCGCGCATTTGGATTGTTCTGGAGCATCAGCTTTGCCAGTAGACGGGTCAGCATAGTCGCTTCATGATCGTCTCCAAACTTCGGTTTCGGTTCAGGTTCGGATTCGGTTTCGGAAGGAGTGTCAACGATACTAATATCCGTAAGGATATTAGTATCTTTATTCTTCTTTTCATTCTTATCATTCTTTATATATTCTTGTTTATATCCACTAGCTGTGGTACTAGCTGTGGTACTAGGTGTGGTACTAGCTGTGGTACTAGCTGTTACCCCTTCCTCATCCGAAGCCTGATAAAACGCCCAATTTACAATGGTTATGAGCGTGTATTCCCTGTTACCCCTTCCGCGATCTATGCGGATCATATTCATGCGCTCCAACCACAGCAATATTTTTTGAATCGTCTTCGGGTTCGGCTCGTGATATTCCCGCCCTTCCATCCACGCAACGCCCTTCGCAATCTTCCGAATAGACGTCAGATGCTGGCCTACACCGATTTCAAAGAACGTCCCATCGGACATTGGGAATTTAGTCGGTGCGTGGTTCGCCATGTACTTGAGATACTGCCACACGCGGTGATACAGGGGCGGCATCATCCAGATGTCGCTTTCCAGTTCCTTGCGATAGTCTTTGATCCACCCTGACATACCAGCCGCCCCTTTCACGCGATATAAACCGGTTTGCCGGTCACGGCCTGTATCTCACGTTTGAACCTCTCCGCGTCAGCATTCCGATCCGACAGGTGAATGAGCCAGATTTCTTGTACTGCGCTCAAGTCGTTCGCCCGGAAGAAATCTTTAACGTTTTCCAACGAGAAGTGCGCCCGAAGCACCTTCCGGGCCAGCATCCTCGGAACCACGCCAGCCGCCACATTCTCACGAAGCACATCTCGAGAATAGTTACACTCGATCATGATGTGCGTCAGTCCCCAGAACCGATAGCGGAGATAGTAAGTGTCCGTGGCAAACAGCACTTTCTCGCCAGTCTTGCTAGCCATCAGGAACCCGAGCGGTTCCGCCGCGTTATGCTCCGTCTCGAACGGCATGACGTTCCATGTGCCGATTCTGACCGCCCTGCGTGCCTCCACAGGCCGCAGACGGTGGTGGGTGATCCCCACAGCCTCAATCGTGCCTTTCGAGGCGTACACGTCGATCCCGGCCCGCAGAACATCATCCAGAGCCATGCAATGATCCTGATGCTCATGCGTTACCAGACATGCGGACACGTCCGAAGTACGAAAATTCAGCCGCCGTCGGATTTCTTTGAACGGGATTCCACACTCCAGAAGTAGGGGAGTGCTACCATCGGTGAGATGGTAGCAGTTCCCAGCGCTCCCGGATGCCAACGGCCTGATCTCGACCATCAAAAATCCGGCCCCAGCGTTATTTGTTCGGCTCCAGCACCTGCTGTTTTATCGTTGCTGGCGGGCGAAGCGGATTGCTCTTGTACCAGTTGTTGCGGCTCCTGCGGCGCCGGTTCTTCGGTCGCGTCTCCGGTCTTGTCGTCCACAACCTCGTAATCGACATCCATGATCTCCTTGTTCGCGTTCTGGGCGATTTCTTCCATAACCTCCGCTTCCTCGGCGGCGTCATCTGCCCGGTTGATATGATGGAACAACAAGCTTCCGTCGTCGGAACTGTTCAGGTAGGCTTTGCACGTCCGATTGATGATCGTGCGTTTGGCCATCTCCTGCGGGAACTCCTTGTGCGTGCTTCCCTCTTTGTCCGGGTTCTGGCGCGACTTCCGCCATGCGGCCTGAATCTCGTCCCACGTCATGATCTCGGTAAACTCGCTGTCGTCCGGGAAGATAATCATACAGTACGCGGCTACGATGTTTCCGCTCGACATACTCTTAAGCGTTTGCTTATGCTTCGTGACCTTCTTCTTGCCGCGCACAATCTCGAATTCAAACTCATCACCTTCGTAAACTACCTGAGCAAAGATGTCCTTAGCACCAGTCACGCGCTTCGTGACAGCCATCGTGCCGAAGTACGAGCGCTGGAACACCAGTTGGTTGCCGTAGACGATGAAGTAGCCTTGCTTTTTGGCTGGGTTCAGACCCTGCACTACCATATCCAGCAGGGAATTTGCGATGCTATCCTTCGTACAGACTTGAAGCGCAGGTCGGTTATTCCGGTCAACCACGTTTTGCAGGATCAACCACGCCGACTTGAGCGCGTTCTCCGGGCTGTAGTTGGCGGGAAAATGGATTTCCCCGCGGTTTTGGAACTCCTTGACCTTCTCGGCCACCACATCCACCACGTCGCGCTTAATCAGCGCCAATTGACTTTGTGCTTGAGATTGGCTCATTGATCATCAGTCCTCCTTAACCGCGTTTCTCCACGCGAAGTTGTTTGTCAGCCGCAGAGACGATCAGACGGATTTGTTGCCCCGGCGTCTCCAGCGGACGGGTAACGGATTCAGCGTTGTCGAGAAAAATCGGCGCCGCGATCCCGTAATGCTCGGCCAGCGTTGCGATGATGTCCAGCCCGACGTTATGCCGTGCCGCGTTGTTGAGGCTGTTATACGGCACACCATCGACCATGACCTCGCACGTCTCCTCCAGCCCACCGTTAATCTGTTCCCTAAACAGCTTGAAGCGGGCCAGTCGGAATCGCGAATTGATTCGGGATTCGAGCAGTTCCACTTTCGCACGGGTGAACTCGTCCAGCAGATACAGTTCGCGTTCGAGGCGTTCAAACTCGGCGGACAGCGTCTTTTCCTGCTCTTGCAGTTCTGCGATGCGTGCCTCTTGCTGGCGAATCACATCAAAGTACGCCCGACGCTTCTCCAGCATCGCAAGTTCGTTCCGCAGTTGGGCAATCTCCAGCCGAATCTTATCCAGTTTCGTCGTCGCCGTGGAGCGAAGCGCCAGCACTTCCGCCTTCGCCTGTTGCAGTTCTTCCTGCTTCGCGGCATACCGAGGATCAGAAGTGACATCATTCAGGCGCTTTTGCAGTTCAGCCAGTTTTTGCGCTTCTTCGTCCTTCATAGCGGCCAACTGTTCGAGCTTCTGGTTCAACTTTGCGATCTCAGCTTCCACTTGTTCAATCTCGGCGCTGATAGTCGCAACCTCGGCCTTCGCCGCTTTGCCGCGCTGGTTGATCGACTCGAGCCGTTCACCCTTACGGCGGTTGAATTCTTCTTCCGCCCTCTGACGGGCGGACTCCACTTGATCGGCGGGAAGCGGCTGGCCGCAGGCGGCACAAGTATCCGGCAGTTCCGGCGCGACGAATTGCTCACTGTTCACCTGATGCCATTCCTGCCGCAACCGTTCAATCTCTTGCCGCTGGCTGTCGGCGCTCCGGCGCAGACGTTCAATTCCCGCTTTTAAGCCGATGACTTCGCTCTCGACGGCGCGGTGTTCGCTTTCGGCTTTCGCCAGCGCCATCCGTTGCTCTTCGATCTTCTCCAGCCATTCGCCCTGAAGCTCAGACTTGAGCCGCACCAGTTCCGTCTCGATCTCGGCCACGCGACGTTCCGCTTCCGCGACAGCCCCGCCATTCTGCACAGCGGCCAGTTCGGTCTGCTTTTCCTCAATCCGGGCACGAATCGCGTCGATCTCCTGCATCAGCGCCTGTTCGTCCAGTCCTTCCGTGTCCGGCTTCGAGCGTTCGGCCTCGTCGATCCGCACCGGAATGCGCTCCAACTCGTCGTTGATCTCCTTGCGGCGAGCCAGCACAACCTTACGGTGTTGCTCAATCGTTCGGCCATTCAGGATGTCAGGCAGTTCGGCCAGTTCAGCACGCGCCGCGATCACGTCTGCGTCCGAAACGTCACCGCAGACCTCCAGCAGGATTTTGCGGCGGTCCTGCCACTTCAACTGCTCATTGAAGTACCGCGGATCAGTCAACAACCGGAAAAGCTGTTCATCTGCGATCTCCGCGATAAACGCCTCGTATTCGCCCTTCTTGACCGGCACGCCGTCGATGAAGTGATCCGTCGTGTGCCCGGTATGCTCCGCCCGGACAGCGCCGCGCTTTTTCGTCCACTTTTCCCGGTAGACCTTTTTCAGCGTGACCGACTTTCCGTCGATAACCAGCGTACCCTCGACCTCGTGATCGAGATTGTGGATCGGAGTTCCGTCGCTGTTCAGCGTCTTAATCTCAAAATCTTTTTTGTTCTCGCTGTCCTTGTCGAACAGCAACCAGTTCCATCCGTCAAACAGCGTCGATTTGCCGGTGGCATTATCCCCGAAGACATCCACATCCGCGCCGTCAGCATTCAGCACGAACGAGCGGACGCCCTTAAAATTCCGCAACACCAACTGATCCAACTTGATCTGCTTCACGTTCTTTACCTCCCAATGCCCCGCATGATATAATAGGGGCGCATTTTCATTACCTCATTGAGCAAGCCGACGGGCTTGCTCTTTTTTTGCGAGCATTTCGATGTGGCGCAAGGCGATATTGATCACCTTCCAGTTACGACTTTGCACCGCAAGCAACTTCCACACTTCCAGTTGGCTGATAGGACGCACCATCACTCACCCCCTTCGCAAGCTCTCGTTCCTTTCGGGCGATAAATTGCAGGAACGTCTCGCCCGTCTTATAGAACATCTTGTGTTCCACGTACCAGTCAGCGTAAAAGTTCAGCAAGTCATCATTCATGCGAACGACATTCACATCGCTATTCATTCAAACCGCCTCCCCACTTTTTTCTTGCACCTTCCGCTCGATCCAGAGCAGAAAATCTTCCTTCCGCACCCGTTTCGAGAAGCCAATATCGAAGTTCGGAATACCGCCATGCTCCGGCGTCATCTGGAACAGTTCGTACACCCGGCGGCGGGAAATCCCGAGATAATCAGCAATATTCTGCGCCGTCAAAATGTCCGGCAGTTGATCCGTCTTCACGTTTCCATCACCTCACATTCGTTTCCTTTTGGACACGTTCAGGCACAACGGTGAACAAATCCTCAAACCGCATACCTTCGCAGGCATTCAGCAGTTTGGCGATGACCTCGTTCCCCGGACCGCGCTGTCCATTCATGATTCGATGCAGGTTCGAGCGGTTGATTCCAGCCCGGCGCGAAAGTTCCGCATACGTCAGGCCGTTCTTCCGCAGATAGTCTTGAAGTGCGTCGATTTTCAGTTCAATCCGCGCAGTCGTCTCATTCACTCTCGTAACCTCCTTTCGCTTGCTGTGTACAATATAACACATTCATTATCCTTTTGGCAACTCTTTTTTTAATTTTCGATTTTTCTTTCTGCTCATTCGCGTTGTAAAGATTTATGATGAGGATGACAATTTGGCAGAATAATAAAAAAACCGCCCAGCCAATAGGCCGGGCGGGGTTCGTTTCATTTCAGTGCTCGATACAACATCGTCCACAGCTCTTCACGCGTCACTGTATCCTTTGGCCGCGTGCCGTCCGTGATGTCCTTCTCCATCGCCCACTTCCGCGCCTTGCGTGCCCAGACAGACACCTCATCGGTCGCCGGCTCCTGCACGGACTGTTTCGGTTTCAGACCATATGTCTCCACGATCCCGGCGACGATGGCCTCCGCGCACTTGCGGCGGTAGGCGTCGGACTTCAATAGCTCGCATTCTTCGCGGTTGGTCATAAAGCCGCATTCCACGAGGATTGCGGGCATTTTCGTCTCGCGCAACACGTGGAAATTTGCGGTTTTCACGCCCCGGTTCGGCCTTCCGGTGGTCTGTACCAGATTGCGCTGGACAACCTCAGCCAGCTTCACAGCGGCCGCCGGGCGGGTGGTGTAGACGTAGGTTTCGATGCCCTGTGCGCTGTTCCAGCCACCATCGCCGGCCGCGTTGGCATGGATCGAAACGAACAAATCAGCCTTCCACGCATTGGCCTTGTCCGTGCGCTCCTTGAGCGGCACGTCCCGTCTGTCGTCATGGGTCATGAGGATTTCCACGCCCTCATACCCGTGCAGGAGCGTATCAGCGACGTACCGGGCGACCGCCGAGTTGAACTGATATTCCCGGAGCGATCCGTCTGGGGACCGTTTTCCGGGCGTGTCATAAGAGTGTCCTGCATCTATTACAATACGCATTTGGATTTTTCCTCCTTAGTGAATCTTCCAAATCTATCTCTTGGTCTTGAAAGATGCGATTCTTTGTGTTCATCAAAATGGCATTTTGCACACAATATCATAAGGTTTTCAGGTACATTGTTTTCTCTGTTTCGATCAATGTGATGAACATGCAAACGATACCTATTTACTTCAATTCCGCATTTTTCACAAATAGGCGGTCGATCTTTTAATGCAACCATTCTGTAATAAGACGAGAAATATGAACGGCCATCAATGTAGCTGGGTGGTTTTCTTCCATACATCGGATTGTTTTTCCCGGAAACATCAGCATGATTATCGCTAATCTTACGTCTGACTTCTAGGCGCTTTGCTGGATTATCTGTTAAATTTCGATATGTTGTTGTACAACTGGTAGAACAAAAACGCCCACCCCTCTTTGCTTGCGAAGGGTAGACGTAAAATTCCTTTTTACAATGAAGACACTCTCGTCGTATTTTTCCTTTAGTTTTTGCAACATCAATGACGATTTTCATTCCCCATCAGCTTCGTCCTTTTCGACTTCCGGCAGGCCTGTGATGCTCATAAGGATGCTTGCAATAGCCGCCAACAGGGCGGTGCTTCCCACCACACGCCAATCCACTTCGCCAAACATTGTTGCGGAGCCGATAGCCGCCAGCGCCGCTTGGGCGGCAGTCCGGGCGGCTCGTATGCCCGCCGCTTTCAACCACTTTATCAGCATGATGTCATCTCTCCTTTCGGTAAATATAAAAGGCCGCCGCCAGAAGCGGGGCCAAATACAGGCATGTGCTTTTCAGGTTATTCAACGTTCTCGTTGCCGATCCTTGAAGATATGCCACGGTTTTTTTCACCGATTCATATTCCTGACCGCCACGGATCAGTTCATGGAGTGCAGACCGTTGCTGAACATACAGAATGTATTTCGTCATCCAATCCAACGTCCCGAGAAGCACGACAACCGCCACGCAAAAGAAAATAACGAGACAGGAATAGCGGATCAGTTTCATCGTCCAATCCGCTCCTTGATCTCACGCAGTTCATCCACAATAACATCGTATTTTTCTGAAAACTTGTCCAGTATATCGTGCAAACGGATTTCTCGCTTTTCATTCAGTCGCATCACATAAATCAGCAACCAAATGAAAAGGACGGCGAACGGCCCTTGCGTGACAAGATATTTCACAACTTCTGTCTCGATGTTATCCACCCCCTAGTTTCGGGCCGAGATCGGACCATCTCCCATAACAAATAAGGCCCCGCCTATTCGGCAGAGCCCTCACCTTCTTCGTTTTCGGTTCCTGCATCCTGCTCGGGGATCGGTTCAATCGGATCGGTGACTGTCGGTGTGTCGCCCCAAACCGCGAAAATGGCGGAGCGGTACGGTTCCGGCACCTCGTCCTGTACTTGCTGGCGACCAGACGTGCTGTTTACGTATGCGCGGCGCCACGGTTCGCCGATGGGATATTCAACCCCGTTGACCTCAACGTACTGTTGTTTCTTTATGCTCACGCTTTGTTGAGTGAGCATGTCCAACGTGATTTTTTCGACGGTTTCAGTCATACAATGGATGCCTCCCATCAAATAAAGTAAAAGCCACTTGCATCAATTGAGCTATTGTTTGAAAAATCTGCGCTTGTTAATACGCTCGTGCCGTTGTTTGTCATCAAATTTATCGCCGTATTCGCAATATAACTTGAAAACCATTGGCCACTCGGTAAGGTAATATTTCTCGCAACACCAATACTATGATAAAATGCGAAACTGGTGATGCCGCTAAAGGGCAGACCGTTTATCGCGGCGACTCCCGATGCACTTCCCTTTGACGATATTCCTATTCTAACTGCCCAATACACAACATCTCCTATCCGGATGTACGTCCCCGCTCGGTAATTGTAGGTTATACCTGCATTAGACCCACCGAATCGCAAATCCGGTGTCCACGAACCGGTTTCGATAGGTACAAACTGGTCAATCGCTTGTTTTGTACGAAGCGGCGTCATGTACACGTTGTTAGCCGATCCGGCCTCCGCCTGAGCCTGCGAAGCGATGCCATAATTTTGCACGTTTCCAAGACCGACTTGCGACTTCGTGACCGCGTGTGGGTTGTCGGTGCGGTTCGCGTGAGCATCCACTTCCGCCTTCCGTGCCGCATCATCAGAAGCCGCAGGCGCCGCGAACTTCGCACGTCCAGAGGAATCACGCTGAACAATCGTATTTGCCGTTGCAGACGTGCTGGGTTGTCTACCGTGCAACAGGTCCGCGTCGAGGCCGCTTCCTGCCCCCATTTCTCGGTCGTCCCATTGACGGCGCCAGTTACTCCATCCAATATCAATACGCCATGACCTTACATAAACACGGCCATTATGAGAACCCGTAGCAGATGCCATGAAAATCTGAAGGCACCGATAGTCAGAAAGTCTGGTCGTCGATACAACCCCCGCATCTTGCGGCCACCCATCGGACAATCCGTTGGTCACGGCGAAAGAAGTGACACCAATCGGGTATGTGGAACCGTCCTCTGTAGCAGGTCTATACGCGGTGGTGTTTATTTTTTCTGTGGTGATAGCATCCACTTCCGCCTTCCGCGCCGCGTCATTTGCATTTGTCGGCGCGGCAAGATCAGTAATCCGATACCCTCCCATAGAGAGCGGACCCCTCATGGCGTCGCCCGTGCGTTTAATGCCCGGATTACCTACCACAACCCATTGAGTTGCACTCATTTTAAGCAGCATCATGATAGACAGGTTTCCTGTATCAATGGTAACGTCCTGTCCATCACAAGTGTATATATTTCCGACTCCGTGTCTGACCGTTACCTTACGAGCGCCAGTTACGCCCCGTAGTACAAGGATATCCCCAACGTTCCCGCCATTGATCGTGTCGAGATCATCGGTCGGAGCGCCACCCTCCGTATCGACGGAGTGATAGGTTTGTGTAACGGTGATGGCGCCGTTGGAGATTGTGAGTGGTGTTGCGTTTCTCAGGTGCAGCGTTAACAAGTTCCGGATGGAACGAGCGTTCATATCCAAGTCGCTGTCTGCGACCTTTTTCATGGCCGCGCTGTCAACCGCATCGACATCCTGCTTCCGCGCCGCATCATCAGAAGCCACAGGCGCCGCGAACTTCGCCCGTCCCGCAGCATCCCGCTGAACAATCGCGTTCGGTGTTGCCGCTGACGTGGCGCCGTGGACGCCGGTGATAGCAGATACGTGGTTGTCAAGATTAGTTTGTGCGTCAGTTGCAGTTTGTTGCGCCTGCTCCGCTTTCGTGATGCCTTCCTCGATCCCATCCTCCATCCGGTTCAGTTCGTTCTCGCTGATGATATCCCGGAACTGCCATTCCTTTTTCACAAAGTCCATCCTCACGCACCCCCTTGAACGAACTGAATGTTATGGCTGAATACGGTCGTTACGGACGTGTCGATCTCGATACCAGTGATCGTCGTGACGATATTATTGTTGCTGTCCAGAAAATCGATCCGCGTCACGATCATATCTGGCGGGAGGATCAATTCGACCGTAATGCTGTCCGAATACTTCGTAGCCGTTAAATCAGTCAGTTCTACCGTCTGATTTATCAGAGCTTTCACTAACAGACCATCGGTCAGATCGATAAGCTGTCCTTTATAAAAATCCGAAACTGCCAACAGAATCACCTACCTTTGATAAATCACGCGGTCGGAAATAAGCTCTCCTACAGGCGTAAGTCCGGCCAGCGCCAGTCCAGCCCGCGCATACGCTACCTTCATTTCGCGGCTCGTTTCCCGGATGCGGATACGCTCAACCGAGAACGGTGACTGAATGTATTCCATGTTCGCCGGTTTCAGCGAATCCACGACAGCCTGAATATCCCGATACTTATACCCATCAACAGCCGGCATACTGATCGTGAACGCATACTCGCCGGGCACCAGCTCGATTATCACCTGCGTCGTGCCAATATAGGTATTCAGCCGGTCACGCAACGTCCGCAACGTAATCGGCGGCTTCCGGCTTTTTCTCTCAACCAGACGCTCCCGGCGAAATGTCACCGTCTCGTCATTGCTGGCGGTAATTCCAAATTCCTGCTCGCGCCACACCAGTGTGTCCTCGGCGCCCAGCACAAATTGCTCATTCAGCACCTTATTAATCGCCTGTTTGAGCGTCACAATTTCCGGGTTGACAGCCTTCGCGATCTCCTGAAACTCGCGTATATCCTGCAAGACGGGCTGGAGATAGCCGAGATAATCACCGGTTTCCTCGACCCACTCAAACAGCGACATTGATCGTCACCGTCCCCAGTTGTGCCACTTCGTCTGGCTCCAGCACGATATTGCCATCCACGCCATTCAGCGTCAGCGACAGGATGTCACGCACCGCCGCAATCCCGATCAGGCGGCTAAGGATCACGGACTGCCGGATCGTCGTCTGTACAAAGTCAGGCTCCTCGAAGTTGATCTCCGAGAAGTATCCGTTAATGATGTCCTCAACTTCCTGCTCGATGTCGGACGGCCCGTACCCTTCCTCCAGCACAACTGTCATTACAACGTTTACAGTTTGCGGCATCGCGCCAACAGCCGTGAAGACATGCCCAATCGGAACCAGCCCTGTACCCATCGCATCCTGTTCGGGATCGAGCGTGTTCTGCACCAAGTCCACAAGCTCCTGACTCGGCACGTTGTTATTTGCATCCGTAATAATCGCGCGAACCGTCCCTCTGCCATTCCACAGCGGCTGAACGCGGAACCGGCCAACACCCGGAATATCGCTGATCCATTCACGGTATTGATCCACGTTCCCGCCATATCGCATAGCGTTGATTTCCTCCAGATAACGCTGATATAGCGCCTCGTCGGATTCCTCATCTTCGCCGGGAATCAGCACGTCGGCCAGCATCGCCGTCGTCAGTCCTTCGATGTATTCGATGGGAAGCAGACTGCCAAAATACACATTCCCGATAGCACCGGGAGTCTCGGCCTCCAGCCGGTACTCGTTCCCGGCGATATGTTCGCGAACGATATAAACCACGTCCCCGCCCCTGAAGCGGCTACCAACCGGCACAGCGGCGTCGAAAACGCCCTTGCGAACGGCGGGCGTCGCGGGCCTGCGATTAACACCACTTTCTGCTGTTCGATACGTCAGGAAGTCGCCGTCAGCCGTCCGGGCAAACGTCAGCCTCATAAACACGTCCAAATCGGCATATGCCTGCGCCAGTTCCACGGCAATCGGCGCCAGTGCGGTGTAAATAATCGAGCCTTCACGCTTGTCAAGCGTGTTCGATACCCGGTTCAGCATCCGCGTCAGGATCGCCTCGAACGTCTGGTTTTCAAACACCGCCCCCCACCTCCTGTTCAGCCTCGAAATTGCCGAATGCACTCACGACCGTAAACCGCACCAGCGCGTTGTCACCGTCGAACTGGATGCTGAAGTTTGTCACATCCTCGATGCGATCATCCTGCATCAGCGCTTCGCGGATGCGCCGCTTAAACTCGGACTGGACGAACAGCGGATCGCGACCGATCAGCCCCTCCAACTCGCACCCGTAATCCGGCGTGTAAATCAGATGCCGATACCGCTCTGTCTGCAAAATAAGAAAAACAGCCTGCTTAACTGCATCCAGACCATCAACCATGCCAATGACGCGGCCACGGTCGAAGTCAATGCCAAACGTCAAGCTCGGCTGTTGTTCCTCCACGATCTCTAAATTGGCCGGAATAATCGTACCAGTAGGCGTCGCCATGACCTATACCACCTTGTCGAGAACGACGAATTGCCGCCCTCCCTGAATTCGCAACAGCATCACCTTGTCGCCAACCTCCAGTCCTTTCCGAATCACAACCTTCGAGGCTTCCGCCGGTTGCATCCCGCCTGTACTTCCACCGGGCGCCGAATGCGTATGCGAAATATCAACCTCATACCTCGTCAAGCTTTCCGGCACGATCAGGAAGTCACTCGTCAGCGTGAAACGCTGTTCGACATTGACTTCCAAAGGATCGGTTTTCGTCACCGTGCCAAATAGCACAGCGACGGGTTGACCGGCCTCAATAGCGCCCAGACTGGCTTGACGGATCAGGTTCGCCAGCGCCATTTATCACACCACCTTGAGCGTAATTTGCATCGTATGCTCGTCACCTTCCCACTTGTGTGTGCATTCGTCCACAAGGAAATACTGATTTATCCCCAATTCATTGAGGATAACCGGGATATAGCAACCAGCCCGAATCCGCAAATCGCCAAGCGCGTCGATCTTAAGCGAACGTCGTTCCCGGTTTTTAAGCTGGATCAGCGTGTTCAGCAGTTCCTTGATCTGGGCCGCGTTCATCTTCTCGTCCACGACATCGAAATATTGCAATCGACCCCACTTTGCGATATTCGTGCTATCCTGAGCCACATATACGTCCCGGCGCTTCGTCTCCTTGTTGTTCTGCACCAGCTTAATTCGGTTATACGTGTCGTCGTCGATGCTTCGCTCGTAACTGTAGCCATAGGCCAAACTTTCGTCCCCGAGCACCACGTCCACCCGCATATCCGCCGCGTTGGTCAGCGTAAGCGCTCCGAAACTGTCATAGAATACGAAGATATTACCGGTGGCGATCAGCGTCAAATCCAACGCCTTGCAGATGACATCCAGCCCCGTCTGGTTGTCCTCCACCAGCGTCGGAATACGATAGCCGGTGCCAGCGAGATTACCGACTGTTAGACCAAAGTCACCGGCCACCTTGCGGATGATCTCGCCTGCTGTCGCATTGGCGAATACGAACGTATCCTTCGACAGCAAATAGCGAATCTGATCATAGGCTGTTATCGAAATTTCGTCGTCGTCGCCCTGTCCGATAGCGAAGACGTATCCGTAAAAAATCTTGCTGGACCCATCTCGGACACGGATGACAGCGCCGGGATCAATCTTCATGTCCTTGTGCTTTACCAGCGACACATCGAGACTGCCGGGCTGTCCGATGCGGACGGTTTTCCACGAAACCGAAGTCACCATCTCCGAAATGTCGTATATCTTGCCATCCCGGTTATCGAAAAGGATTTCCAGCGCCATCGAATCACCTCACGATGCCGGGATTTTGATCTGCATCCCGACCGGCAGGCTCCGCACCTGAGAATCCTTGATCCCGTTCAGGCGGGCGATCTCCGGCCAGCGACTGCCGTTTCCGAGATATTTTTGCGCCAGCGCCCACAGCGTCTCGCCGCGTTTCAGCACATGGACCTTCGGTTGCGGTTTCGTCTGCGGGCGCGTTTCTTTCTTCTCAGCCGCGGCCACGGTCTGATCATTCTGCGTCTGCGTCTTGATCTGCACCAGCTTCGGGCCATAAGGCCGATACTGCTTGAGCGTCATTTCATACTCAATGTCGCCCACCGCGCCAGCCACTTCCCGCCACGTGAAGTCCTCGATGGACGCTAGCATATTGATGTCCACGGTTCCATCCGTAACAATCAGGCGCACAATCTTCCGGGAGCGGCGCCATTCGTCGATCATCTCCACATAGCTCGATGGCTCTAGCAGTTCTTCGCCAACCACGAACGGGTAACGCTGGGCGGGGAAGAAGCTCTCAAAGCTGATTTCAGACAGGCTCGGAGTCTGAATCGAATTGATCTCACCGAGCTTGACAATCCGATACGTCTTCCCCTGCCCCGGCGTCTCTACCTCGATTTCAGGCGGGTTGACCGGAATACGGATTTCTTGAGCGCCGTCATCCACTGAAAGATAAATGCCGTAGTCCGCCATCAGTCATCACCATTCATGCAATCGTTCAATTCACGAATGATCCGACTAATGACATAATCAACGTCAATATCGGATTGTCTCTCCATGATGTTCACCGTAATATTTGCCGTTTCCAATTGATGAAATTTTTCTTTTAGCAGGCGAACAGCTTCGGTCAATTCGTTTATGGCTTTTATAAACGATTCAGCGTCAATCGAAACCTGCGCTTTTAGCATCAGTTAAACACCCCCTGCGCGGAATTAGCGATTTCACGCTCCAACGATTCCTCGATGCGCCGAACGATGGTATCAACGTCCACATCATTTCGAATATCACCAGTCGTGACCTGCACCGTAGGCGTCAGCGTCACGAAATTCTGGATCGACTTCATTTCGGCCAGCTCGCGCATCAGCTTCAAATCCTCGCTGGAGATGTTCACGGTGTCCTCGATCTTCCCGACCTTATCAACGTTCGCAAGGCCGTTCTTGTCGATGTTGGCGAGATACTTACTGATATCTTCAGCCGCATCGCTCTCACCAAGCTTGAACCCTTGCGCGAAGTTTTGAAATTTATCAAAGACCCCCTGAACCTTGTCGGCCACAAAATTCCCGGCGGCTTCGCCCCATTCCTGCCCGATGTTGAACGCTTCGGCATAATCCATCGGCTCGAACCGCATCAGCTCGACGACATCGGCTTCGGTTTGCAGACTATCCCGAGCATCTTCCAGTTTGTTCAGTATATTGCTGATCCCGGAAGTGATGTCCACTTGCAGGCCGGGAATATTGTTGATAATGTTCTCGATCCCGGACGCCAGCTTCTCAAGCTGTTTCAGGGCGTTAATCGCCAAATCGTAGAAAAGCTTTTTGACAGCATAAATGGGATCGCGCCAGACGTTGGCGAAGAACTCGGCCACGGAAAGCACACCGTTGGCGATCCAGACGAACTGGTTGTAAATGAACGCAACCAGCGTCCCGATGATCCCGCCGATAAAGCCAATGACCTTCGCGGCGACGTCGCCCCATTGGTTGAAGACGTAAATCAGCAGACCAATTGCGGCGCCTACAGCCAAGATCGGCCAGTTTATCGCCAGCCACTCTGCGGCTTGCGCCAAAAGCGGCGGCACCATCGCCCACGCCGCGGCGACCATTCGCCACAACTGCTGAACCATCCGCGCCAGCAGAACGCTCGTCACGACCGTCAGGATCGGCTCGATGATCGACCAGTTGTTCGCAATCGTGTCACCGATCCACGTCAAGACGTTCAGCAGACCACTCGCGGCGGCGGCGGCCAGATAAATCGCGTTCGTAATGGCCTGCATGACCGCCACGCCCTGCTCCGAATTAAGCCATTCATTCATTTGCTGGAACACGGGGCCAAACGCCTTGAACGCCTCATTCCGAGCTATTTGAAAGGCGCTACCGAACGTCATAGGCATTTCCGCGAATTTAGCGTTGATATCATCTGCCGCCGAGAATAGGGCGGCCTTGATTATATCAGCCGTCAGCGCCCCTTCCGACGAAAGTTCGCGCAGTTCGCCCTTCGATACACCGAGATACCGGGCAATCGCGTCAGCCAGCATCGGGGCGTTCTCCATGATCGAACGGAACTCGTCACCTTGCAGTCGCCCAGCGGCCATCGCCTGAGAAAGTTGATACATAGCGGCGGCTTGTTCCTGCGCCCCGGCGCCGCTGATCGTAAACGCCTTCTGCAACGTCTCGACGAACGCGACGATCTCACCGCTCGAACTGAACGCATCACTCGCCAGAATCCCCAGACGGGCAATATTGTCGGTCATGGCGATAAAATCGCCACGCGCCCGTTGTGCGGCGGCGTGAATTTGCGCCTGCAAATCGTCCACGGATTGCCCTTCATCGACGATCAAATCCAGCCGCGCCCGCGCCGAAATGAACGTATCTGCCGATTCCAAAGCGCTTAGAATTCCCTGAACAGTCAGATATGCGGCGGCCAGACCAGTCGCCCAATTCTTAATCGACGACGACAGGCCGTCGGCAGACTGCTTTGTATTCTTAACCGATTGATTGAACTTGTCCTGAGCCTGTTTCGCGGCGCCGATGCTTTGCTTAATCCCGGCTTCAGCCGCCGCAAGTTGTTTTTTCGCCGCGATCAACGTGCGGTCAACCGTCAGATTTCGGTTGGAAGTTTTCTGCATCTGCTCCATCGACCGGATCATCAGGTTCATGCTGTTCGTGATCTGCTGAAGCGGCTTTGTCATAGCGTCGAACATTTTCAGTGTTGCAGTTACCGTTGGCATACTCTCACCGCCTTTCCCTCGAAGATATATAAAAAACGCCCCGAAGGGCGTGAATTTACAATGCTATGTAGTCCTGCGCGGCCAATTCCGGGCGCTGGCTCAGAACGAATTTTTCAAATCTCGCCGGGCGCGATGTCTTTCTCAAGTCGAACGCCATCGGTTGCGGCTCGTCCTGCCCGTCTGGCTCATAGTAGACGATCAGCAGGTTTCCTTTCGTCGCCTTTTTTCCGCCGACAGCGGATAATGCGCCCACAATAGCGCCAACACCACCGAACGCTACTCCGCCAACAACACCTCTACCGATTACGGACTTGTTCTTCTGTATCAAGTCCGTCTTGCGTGCGGCCTTGATTGCCGTCACCTTGTCATAATTCAGTTCAAACGTCTGCTTACCAGACCGGATAATGAGCCGGTCATCGGCAAAGAACAGCCTCACGATCTTCTTCGGCTCTAGTCCCGGAACCCCGAGAAGATGGAAGGCGGCGGTGTAAAGCTTCGCGCCTAGACGCTTTGCTTCTCGAGCCTCTTTCCGCCACAACCACACCGCCACCACCAGAAGCAGAAGCAACAGCAAAGCACCAGCCATCTGAACCCCTCCATTCGCCTTTTGACAACATTCTATCATCTTTTACGCCTTTTGGGGGAAGATGGTTTCTTTTTTGCTTGAGCTTCTGCCTTCTTCTCAGCTTCGATCCGAACATCGATCATCGCATACAGCGCGGCCTTCTGCTCGACTGTATACTCAGCCAGTTCCCACGGCTTGATCCCGAGCTTGTGGAGGGCGTAGTAGGCGTAGTTCCACTCGCCATCGCCCTCCTTGATTAGTTTTTTACTTCCTCAACAAGCTCGTTGATGTCCTTGTCGAATCCGTTGATTTCTTGCACGGCCTGCACCAGTCGCGCATATTCGCCGGACAGAAGCATTTTCTTGAGCAAATCTTCTGCGCCCAAAACGCCGTAAGACTTCTGGAGTTCGGCGTCCTTCAAGTCCGGGAACACCACGCTCGACACAACAACCTTCGCCATGTAGGCTTCGGGCTGAATTTCAGCCACCCGGCGGCCACCCGGACCCTTTACGTATTGCGTGGCCGCCTTCCGAAGCTGTTCATTCTCGGACTCCGTGATCGCCCGAACCTTCCACGGGATCGGTTTGCCATTCTCGTCCTTGAAACGGTCGGAAACGACCACTTCATCGACAATCTCCGCCTTCGCGTTCTGTGCAAAAAACGCCTGCAAATTGCTCATGTGTTATCTCCTTCCGGGCGCCACGTCAGTTAAGCGGCGCAAATTGTTCCAGCATGTCGTAGTCGTCGAACGTAAACGAGATGTCCTCATTAAGCGGATCGTCACTCGTTGCATCGAATTGCGCGGCGATCACACTGTCGAGGTTGCAATTCTTGAGCACGACCGTCTGACGCCCTGCCGCAGAAGTCGGGTCCTCGTTCGATACCGTCAAGTCAAAATAAAAGTCGCGGCCAGTCTTGATGTAATCACGCACCAGACGTCGGAACAGTGACGTAACGTAGTAGATATTCAGCGTCCCCGTGCCAGTCCAGCCGACTGCCTTCTGGCCGACATTTGTTTTTCCAACGACCGGCACATCCGTCTTGTTCTTCTCGATAGTCGCTTCCAGCGACCGGGCATAGAAAAGTTCCTCGACCTGCCCATTGATCGTGATGAACGCCTTCGCATGCTTACCGCTGATGGCGTCCATTTCGTTCATGAACGGCATATATTACCCCTCCTTTAGCGAACGATAACCTGCATGTAGACCTTCTCGATTGCGTCCACAGGCTGGACGTACAGCTCGACATACACGCTATCCACATCGGTGCCCTGCACCACAGTCACATCGGCCTGCGAATCGAAGTTCTGAATCGCGCCGATATTTTCCAGAGCGGTCAGATAGTTCACGATTTCGTTCTTGAACAGGTTCCGCCCGTCAACGTTGTTGTCAACCTTCCCGGCGTAGAACTGCTCGAAGATGCGCTTAAGATCATTTCCGATGGCGTCCAGCACCCGGATGACCCTGTTCTTCGAGAAGTGAGATCGCTTCTCGGGCGTAAAGCTCGTGAACGTATTGATGTCCTGCTCGACGATGGCCCGGCCATCCGAAGGCACGAACAGGAACTCACCGTTCTGGAGCGCCTGCACGATCTGGGTATGCGTATAGCGCGTGTCCACATCCACAGCACCGTCGTAGGCCGCATACGTCAGCGATTGGTTGACGTTCGCGCCCGCCGTTGCACCGGCCACCCATGCAGTAGCCTGCACATTATTCAGCGCCGTGCCATCGGACAGCACTACGCCGTTTTTGACGCTGATAACGCCTTCGTAGTCAGCGGTCGCGTAGTCCGGCAGAACGACCTGAATCTTCTTGCCCTCGTCCTCACGCAGGCGCCGCGCAAACGAGACGAACACGCCTTTCAGTGTCGCATCACTAACCGGAGCGGCCAGCGTGTTGAAGTCAAACAGTTCGATGGCGGCCAGATAGTCCGTATATTCGGCGTTCGTCACGGTGCCATCCGTGCCGCCGGTCAGATTCACCCCGGCGGTCGCCTCCAACGTGCCGGACGTACCGAACGTCACCCACGCATTGTCTTGCAGTTCGGCGCGGCTCGCAACCGTCTGCACGTCTACTTCGCGACCGTCCACATACGTGATGACATCGAACAGCTCGGGATCATCAACATTCGCCTGCACAGCCACCGTTATGTCGTTTCCCCGGACGCCACCGTATTTCGCCGTGACCGTGACCGGATCACTCGTTCCAATGGTCGCGGACGCCTGTGTGCCTGTATTCAGCCGGTAAAGCAGAAGCGTTCGGGCGCGTTTCAGCGCTTCGCGCACCAGTACCAGTTGCGGCGCCGTAATGTCATAGCCGAGAATATCCGTCACGTTCTGTCCGGCCTCAATCGTCACGACTTCCTTGCTCGGCCCCCACGAAAGCACAGCCGGGAGCGTCACGATGCCTCGGTCTCCGAGCGTGCCGACAGCCTGCGCCTCACTCCGAAAGTTGACGTACAGGCCGGGCCGAACCTTGTTTTGAGCAACCCACGTTCCGCCTGCCATAGTTACTGAACCCTCCTTGCCTTGAAGTCTTTCAGCAGTTTCTGAACCTCATCGAGCGTGTACTGCTTGCCGTCCTCCAGAATGGCGGCCAGCACATCGCGCTCGACCCGCGTGAAATTAGCGGCTTTCAGGAACTGCCGTTTCGGGAACGTGACCGCTCCCGCTTTCTTTTCCTGCTCCTTCTTGCTCATTTGAGTCGTCCCTCCTGTTCCATCGACTCCATTTTCGGCGGTTCGGGAACCACGCGCCGGACGCGGAACGCATAATCCACGAAAAAGTGAAGCACCCCGTCCACGATCTCGTGGTTCATTCCGGTGCCCTGATACTGCACCCCGTCGTACTCGATCAACTCCAACACATCGTACAGCTTTTCAGCCATGTCATGCGCTTCCTCGTTGGAATTGTCCTGCGGGAAGTAGTGGATGTCGAAGCTATGCGTCCGCCTGTACCGGGTGTTCAGTTCCTGCATCTGCGAAGCGTTCAACAGCTTAACGAAAAAGCAAGGTTCCTCGAATCCCTGCCGGATTTCTTCGCCGTACCGCTTTACGTCAGGGAAGCTGGCGGCCAGCCGCCGCATGACAGCGGTGCGAATATCATTCATCTCGACAACCGGCATCGCCTCACCCCTTCCTCGGCGGCCTGCCATTCATAATACCGTCCAATAGCTCCATGACCCGGCGCTCCAGATAGCGCGGCAGTTCCCGTTCGATTTCCTGCATGGATATGGTCGCCATGAACCGACCGGGCACCCAGCCGTCCTTCGGGCCGACATACATCCCGGTTTGAGCGTTCGGATCATACACGAACGACTTGCCTTTCCAGTAGCCGGGCACCCAGTGGGAACGAAAGCCGTATTCGACGAAGCTGGCATAATCAACCGGGTTGTAAATCTCCACCACGAGCGCATTACCGTGGCGTTCAACTCTGCCGACCTTCCAGTTTCGTCGCAGATGACCGGTATTCACCGGTGTCCGCTTCTTGATCTTCCGCTCGGCACGAAACGCCATTTCCAGCAGGAAGTCGCGCATAAACCGCTCGATGACGCGATCATCCAGCGCCTTGTTGAACGCCCCGGCCAGCCTCCGAAGTTCGGAGAAGTCAAAATTCGCCCACTTCGCCATGTCAGAACCCCAGAAGCTGATCCATATTCACCTTGACGACGTGGTACATCAGGTCGATTTGCAAGTGGGAAACAAGGTTTTGCCTCGCCCCGATGTCCAGACCAGCCCAGCCAGAAGCGATCTCGCCGTTCTTCATTTGCGCGGCAATCACGAACCCCTCGATTTCCCCGTTCTTCGCCTGCTGGAGAATGGTTTCCAGCAACTCAACCACGTCATCATGAGGCGTTCGGAAGTGGATAATTTGCGCCATTATGCATTCGCCCCCCTCTGGAGGCTGATTTCCTGATGCGTCAAGTAAACGACAGGCTCACCAGCCTTGTAAACGCGCTTGACAGTTCCCCGCGTAACCTCGATCACGTCGCCTTGCTTGATCTCATAGTCCGGGCTGATGAACAGTTTCGTCTCATAGGCGATCTCGTTGACCGTCTCGGTCTGCCGGTTCGTCCCCATCCCCAGACGAGACAAGCGGCAAGGAACGTTCTCGTAAACAAGAACAAGACCGAGCTTCGTTTCGGTCGTATGCGGATCGGTGTACTCTCCGTAACGACTGATCGAAGCCCGGTCCTCATACAGCCGTTCGATCTTCCGCCGGTGCGATTCGTATGCCAGCCTCATGACCACGCCACCCGCCGGAACCGATGCAGTTGAGCCTTATACTCCCGGATGATACTGTCCTCGTCCTTCCGGTACGACACGGACGTATCCCCGACCTGCAAACTGGACGGCACCCCATCGGACGTATCGTAGAAGTCGGCGGCCATTTCGACAAGCACGTTTTCCAGTTCGGCAGGCAAAGACTTGATATTGCAGTAGTTCAGGATTTTCTGCTCGGTGGATTCGAGAATGAACGTCAGCAGTTCATCATCATTCGTTCCCTCGATCCCCAGAAGCATTTTGAGTTTTTCGAGACGTTCGTCCATGCTTCCGCCCACCTTTCTCGACCTGCTGGGCGTCTCCCGGCTGTTCGCGGCCCGTCTGCTCGACATTTTGGGCGTATTCGTGGCCGCTGGCGATCTCAATCACCTTCACATCGGCTTGTTGGGAAGCCGCCGCAAGCAAGCGCCTGCGGCGGTTAAAAGCGGTAACACTCATAGCCGCCACCCTCACGCGATCTTGTGGACGAACTTGACGATGCGGATCGCCTTCGGCTCGAACACCCGCGTCCAGTTGTCGCCGTCCGCCAGTTCCGTGTTATCCGGCGATACACCGGACACGCTTTGCGACGTAAAGCGCACCCCGCGCGGATGCAGGATGAACGTCCGGCGGTTGATCAGATAGTCCTCGCCAGCCAGCGAATCGCGATCCGTTTCCGTCGGAACGAAACCGACCGGGTTGCCTTCGCCATAAGCCACGGCACCCGGACCGAACAGGTATGTCGTATAGATGCCGTTAGTCGTATCGACCGGAACACCATCATCAACGATAACCTGCTTGCCGAGGAACGTCGGAATCTGCATCGTGCCATTGGTAGATGCAGGCAGATACTCGATCAAGTCTTGTTTTTTGAGCGTCGCCTCGGTTGCGCTGTGCATGATGATGGCCGTCAGTTGAGCCTTTGCATCGCCCAGCTTCTGAGCGGCATCCACAGCCGTCTTCGCGCTGATAATGGCGTCATCCCCAGTTTCGCCAGAAATATCATGGACGTTCGTCGTCATGTTCGCGGCGTCGAACACGCCTTCGAGTGTTGCGATCAGCGCGGCCTGATACCGGCGTGCCCAGTACGATGCGACCAAATCGCCAATAGCCCGCATCGGATCATCACCGGCAAGGTTGGCGGCAAGATCATTCGCGCCCCACGCGCGGCCCCGGCGCAGAATCACGGCTTCATCCTTGCTCGCCTGAATCTTGCCCGGCGTCAGAGCGGTGCTATCGTCCAGCACTTCATCGTCGCCCGACAGATCGCCCCAGAACGGCATTTGAACGGTACGCGCCGCCGAGCTTGCCAGCCGGTCGAACTCAGAAGTCCGTTGAGCGATGCCTGATTGGAACAGTGCCGACAGTTCCATCGTGCGCTGAATCACATAGGGCGTAAACACCTCAGGGACGATAACGTCTGCAATCTTCGTGGACATTTAAAATCAACCTCCTGCTTGTGCTTTCAGTTGTTCGGCCAGTTCCGGGTTTTCCCGCAGAATCCGGCCTTGTTCAGTCAAGTTGAAATGCTCCTTGCTCCACGGGTTTTTGATCCCGCCCTTCGACGGTTCACGCCCCTCGGCAGGATTCATCCCCTTAAACTTCGCCGCCTGCTGGTCGGCCTGCTTCGGAACGAACAAGAACGCCTTCGACTCGCGCAGGCTGTTGATCTGGTCATCCAGACCGCCCTTGATGTTGCCTTGTTCGTCTACTTCGATCTTGCCCTTGTCGATCAGGCTCGCCACCAAATCGGGATCGTGCGCCTCGCCAGCCACGGCCAGCTTGATCGCTGTCGTGATCGCCATATCCCGCAGGCGCCCCTGATACTCCTTCTCGCGCTCCTTGTTCTCGTTCTGGAGCACTTCGATCTGCTTCCGCAGTTCCTCGTTGTCCCCTGCCGCCTTTTTCAGTTGCGAAAGCTGATTGTCACGCTCCGCAAGCTGTTCGGCCAGTTGCTTCTTCGCTTCGTTCACTTCATCGAAACGGTGTTTCGGAACGAAGTCCTTGAGCTTTTCCTCGGCGGCGGCCACAACGTTCTGCACCACCTCCCCGGCAACTCCGTGTTGCTCCAGCAGTTGCTTGAGCCAGTCCATGAAAATCATCCTCCCGTTCGTTCGCTTGCGCTTTTTACCCGGTCGCGTCCGGTAGCGTCTTTCGTTTTACGCCTGAAATACCAAAGCGGCGGAAATAACAAACAGGCCTATTTGGCCCGCTTGCTCGCTTCGATTGCCCGGCCTTGAGCCAGCGCCTTTTCCCGCGCCCGCTCTCTGCCCGCCCTATCCCCCGGCGTGTACGTGTAGCACGTTCCACGCTCGCCCCACTTGAAGCCGGGTTTCCCGTTTTTCTGACAACGCATGATCGGCATGATTCATCGACCCTCCACATAGCGCTCGAGCCATTCCCGATACGTCATGTTACCCGGAACATAGTACACATCCCCGTCAGCGTCACGGGCGATGCGCTCACCCGGATCATCCTCATCATCAAAATACGGAACCACAGTCGATCTGCAATTCGGATGAAGCGGCGGATAGTTTACGCCGACTTCCTTCTCGCTCAACCGAAACACCTTGCCATCCATCGCACGGCAAATCTCACTCGTTCGGCTGTCCAGTGTAGCCAGATACTCGTATTGCTCAACTACACCGCTCGCCTTGTAGCCATCCCATGTCGCCTGATGGGTGACAAAACTGCTCTCGGTTCGGACAATCCGCTCGGCGCTAGAGTACGACACCTGCATCCGCTCGGCCAAGTCTTTTGCCGTCTGCGCCACGCCCTCGCCCCGGATGAACGCCTGCGTCAGCTTTGTCTGCAATTCACGCACCAGCTTATCCCGGTTGGCCCATATACGTTCGGAATAGTTCTCGCCAAGCCACGGCGTCATGATCGCCTTCTCGATGGTCGATCTATCAAGCGGGGCAAACGAAACGCCGATCCCGAGCCCCCGCTGAACCTCATACACGGTTCGATAGTAGGTGTCCTCGTAGATACCAGCCAGAAGCTCCTGCGTGCCCGCGTGGGCGTTTCCAAGCAGAACCTCAACCTCTTGCCTTATCTGGATCAAAAGCGCCTCCAGACGGCTAATGCGGGCTTTATACGACGCCGCGTTCAGTTGGCGCGTCCAGCGGCCATCAACGTTGTTTTTGGCCTTCTCGATAAATTCCTCCAGCGTCATGCGGAACTCGCGCAGTTCCCCGGCTGTCAGCAGACGGCGTGCTTCATCCATCGTGACCTGATTCTCGACCGCGTACCGGGCGTAAAAGGCTTCGATGTCGCGCTCGATCCTTCGGATCGCCCTCTGATACTCTTTCAGAAGGCGCTCGGCATACCGGTCGGCCTTTTCATACTGCATCAGAGCGACTTGCTCGCTTCGGCGGCGCCAGTACTCACGGTCCGGTGTCATTCAGTTTCGCCCGCCTGCGCGCCGTCTTCTTGCGCCTGCCCCTGTTCACTGAAGCCTTGATAATTCTCGAAGGCGTTCATATCACGCTGGCGCTGGGCCTCAATGCGCTCCAGCTCGGACTGAACATTGGTCACCCACGGATGGTTTGCGATGATCGTCTCGTCCGAGATAATGCCGACACTGGACTTCGCATTGTTGATCACATCGGATTCGTTAATGATGATGTCGCGATTGAAGATGAAATCCACCTGCTCACCGGAATAATCGGCTCCGGTCGTATTCGCAAGGTGCGTGTCGATGAACCAACGCAGTTGTTCCAGCGACGCCTGAAACTCCGTCTCGATGATATTGGCGTCCATGTCGAGATCAGCATAGAGGAACTTGAGCGCCACGCCCGACCGGTCGCCTCCGAACCGCTCCGATTGCGTGTCCACACCCCGGCCAAACTCGTAGATGTCCTTCCGCAGACGGTCCAAATGCTTCTCGGAGGCCTCGACGTTGATATTCAGGTTGATCGTGTCCACGCCGCCGTCGTCGGACACCTTCACGGCCCTGTAGATAGCAAGATTACGACGGAATTCGCCCAGATTAGTTCCGTCATAATTGCGAAGCACATAGGTGCTATTCGGCAAGTCCTCAAGGTTATTACTGTTATCGCTTGTGTGCTTGTCGTAGTCATCGACCAGCGACTTCACAAACTTCACGAGCGGTTGTTCTTCGTCGTTGTACTTAAAGCAGATAAACGGAATCCTCTCCCAGTTGTAGCCCTCCGCGTTTCCGTCACCGCGATCAAGCATGACATGCGGCGCGTACTCTCCCGCTTCCACATCCGGGTAAAGAATTCCCGAATCGAGAACGTACCGCTGAACGCCTTCCTTGCTCCAAAACTCGACCTTCGTGACGATCTTCTTCGTCGGGCCGTCGAACGTCTCAACCTCATATACACGGATAACAGCGTCAAGCTCCGTGTGCGCCGCGTCGCGCCACAGTGGAATGATTTCCTCGCTGGGAATTTTTTTGAAGCTAAGCTCTCCATCCTCGTTGTAATAGACGTGAAGCCACGCCTTTCCCTTGTTGATGGCTTCTTTTCCGAGATTCTTGAGCATCCGCAGGAACGCCCGATTGAAAATCTCGTTCAGCCGCTTCTGGTATTCCTCGTTCGTCGTCTGGACAGTCAGCGGCAACCCGAGCAGATAGCCGACCTTCTGATCGACCAATTTCCGCACGAAGTTATGAACAAGACGGTTGTTCGCAAGATTCTCGGCCTCGATCAGCTCCCCATCCTCGCCCACGACCATGCGCTTGCGGCCCAGAATGTCCGCATCGCCCTCGTAATATCGCTGGCCGGTCAGCATCAAAAGGCGCTCGTTCGATGCCATCCACTCGTCGATTTCGAGCTTGATGATTTGCTCCATCGTCAGGGCGCCGCTCGCCCCGGATTCGATGATCTCAATGATTTCGTCAGTCAACGTCGGCACAGTCTCACCGCCTTTACGCGAAAGATATTGCGGAATCCCGCATCACGACCGTGTTCACAAAGTAACGGTCGGCATCCATATGGTGGTCGTTCATTTTAAGCGGAGCATCCTCGCCGCGCTTCTCCTGCGCCTTCTGGTCCCAGACATAAGAAGCGAACTCGCGGAACGTCTCTTTGCAACAATCGTTATATTTGATCCGGCCTGTCGCCAGCGCGGTCGCCACGTTCCGAATACCCTCCAGCACGTCATTTTTGGCCTTTCGCACATGGAACCGGCCTTTTTTTCTCACCAGCGTAATAAACGACGCCGCCGACGGGTCAATGATCAACGAGCGAATCGGCAGATTCCCCACGAACTCCACCAAATCCTCGTAGTATTCCTCGTCCGTCTTCTGCCGGGCCTCCGCCCTGCCGTCATAATGGTATTCTTTGACCTTATACCAGACACCGTTGAACAGCCCCCACAGCCCGAACGTCGTCGGGTTTTGGGTGCCGTAGTCCATGCTCACGTAATACTGCGTATAAGGCCGCGGGCGCGTCGGAACGACGTGCTTCTCGCGGTCAAACATATCATAGATAACGCCCTCGGCCATCACCCACATGCCGAGAATGTTCCGTTGGTAAAACACTCCGGTGAACATCCTGCGATAGCGCTCTTTGATTTCCTCCGAAAGCGTCAGGTTGTCGTCGAGCGTAAAGTGAAGTCGAAGGATTTTCTTTTCCTCGGCCCTGTCGATATAGTCCGTTTTGATATAGTGATATGGCCCAGCCGGGTTGCAGTTCATGAAGATTTTTGATCCCTCGACAGAGCAACGACCGATCATCTGCTCTACGAACGAACGCGGAAACAACGCCACTTCATCCGCATATGCGCCCGCCGCCGTCAAACCTTGCAACACGTCCTGACTGGCCTCGTTATTTGCCCCGAACGTGTAATAGGTATTACTCCCGATCTCGATATAGCCTTCCGACCTGTTGTAGCGGTACGGAATCCCTTTCGCGGCCATCATCTGAAACGTGGGCCGCAGAACATTCCGTTTCAGCGCACCGATGGACTTCCCGGATATGATGAAGTTCTGGCCCCGGAACGTGTGAAGCGACCACGTGATGAAGCTGTCAATCCCGGCGACCGTCTTCCCGGAACGGATTGCACCGTCACTGATCACAATGTCATAATCCCGGTACGGACTTTTCGGCATCCACCATGTGAGCAATTGCTTTTGCTTTCGGCTGAACGGGTGCCATTCAAACGCTGAAGCCCTATTCCGCTTCATCGTTCCATACGTCCTTTGAAATTTCATTTAGCGCGGCGATGTAGTCTTGTATATTTCCATGTACACGATCACCGTAATCAACCTCATGCTTATCACGCCATTTGTCTGGCCTTCTGTTTTTGAGCCAAAATATTTGCGCTGTCACGTCAGGCAAAACATGCTTTTGCACGCGCTCCACTCGTTTTCTGCCGTCCGTTTCCACGATAACTTTTGTTTCCTCGTAGGAGTAGCCCAGCGCTCTTTTTAAAAGCGCGTTTTCGACCTGAATGTCGACGACTTCTTTCCCCTTTTTTAAGGCCTCATCTATTTCAGGGAAACGGTTTTTCCATTCATAGAGTGTTCCTGTCGCTATGCCGATGTTGTGCGCGATCTGTTCGTCCGTCAAGCCATCACGCGCCCAGCCTTCTAATTTGGTTAAACCTTCCTCGGTAAGCCACTCACGATATTTTCCTTTTCGTCCTCCTTTTTTGCTCATTCACATAGCACCTACCTCCTACTTGATCGCAATATATCCGGCAAAATTAAGGTTTCTCCAGAAGCAATCGATATTTTGAAAACCGGACTTTCGCAAAAGTTCTATATTCCAGCTTGACGTAACTGGAACCAATACGCCTTCTAAGGACTTTCGTTTTTTCTGTATCTTCTCATGTGTATATCCGTTTTCACCTTTAAGCCCGTAATAAAGTTCAACAAGCGTATTGTCAATTTCTGCCGTTTCGCCAAGCACTTTTTCGACAAAAATAAAAACGCCGCCGTCGGCTAGCGTTTTGTAAACATCCTTGATGATATTGAGCCTATATTCAATCGGCGTAAATTGTATCGTCAACACAGATAAAATTACACTAACTTTTTCCCCGATTTTTGGAAGTCCGTTTCTCAAATCATGATTTACAATTGCAACCCGATCGATTCCCTTGAAATTATCTTTTGCTTTTTGACGCATCGGCTCCGAAACCTCAATGCCGATGAAAAAATTGTTCGGTAATTCGTTGATCGCTTTTTTGATCGCACCGCCAGTCGAGCATCCCAAATCCAAAATGACGGTGTTTGGTCTTGCGTATTTTTTCGTCAGCTTATGCACCAGTTCTCGCATGTTGTAATAATCAGGGATACTGCGCTCAAGCATATCATCGAATACGGCGGTTACTTCTTCATCGAATTGCCATTTATCCGTTTTCGGTTCATGATTCAAACTAGTTTGCATAAAATTTCACGCTCCACCGTTTTTGCGACTTCTCGCATCATCAGAGGAGGAACGGCTCGTCCTAAGCGCTCCCATTGTTGTTCAAATGTGCCCGTCAATATGAAGTCATCTGGAAAAGCACAAATGCGTTTGAGTTCGTATATAGTCAATTTTCTATCCTCTGCTGGATGACAGTTACCCGAAGCGTTTGCGAGTCCGTTCGTTTGGCAAATCGTGTCGGACGGATGAAGAAAACTCAACCGCGATAGATTAAAGTAACTTCCGTTTTTTACTGCGCTTCCCTTAATTATTCTCGATGGATTTTTGGGGATTTTTTTTAATACTCCATACCAACCTCTAATATATTTTTTGGCGCTTTCCCTTAACTCTTGCGCTTGTGCTTCGTTTTCAGCAGGAAGATTCTTAAATGCATCTTCGACTGTATAAAAATAGGGCAACGGCTTTGGAAATACGGGTTCAATATTTAAATCCTCACGCACACCGATAAAAATAAGACGCTCCCTGTTTTGCGGAACGCCTAACCATTTTGCATTGAGCACGCTTGCTTTTACCCGGTAACCGCATGATTTCAATTCTCGCATAATTTCCTTGAAATAACCCTTTGCGGTTCCAAGCACCAACCCCTTGACGTTCTCGGCAATGAACACCTTCGGCATAAGCCCGCGAAGCAAGCGCGTATACTCAAAAAACAAGTCATCGACACGCTGTTTTGTATCCGAGTATGTTTTCACTTCACCCCAGCCTTTTTCTCGTTTTCCTGCTGTCGAAAAGGAAGCGCAAGGCGGGGAACCATCGAATATGTCCAGTTCTCCTTTTTGCAATCCGGTGATTTCCAGAATATCTTCCGGCTGAACAGTTCGAATATCACGGGTATCCAAATAACTTTCCGGATGATTTGCCTTATACGTTTCTTGCGCCGCTGGAATGAATTCATTCGCGTAAAGCACCTTGTAGCCTGCCATGCGATACCCCAAACACGAACCGCCGCAACCGCTAAAAGTCGATACCACATTAAAACCGTTATGCGGAATCTGCTCGATCTCCTTCATGCTAGGAACTCTATATTCAGGCTTCATCGCGGTTTGCCACTCCATTCATAATTACATTTCGGACATCTGTATTCTGTCTCTATATCATCCACATCGAGCATTTCAAACTCATCAGGCGCTTCAAAATGTTGCGTCATAAGACGTTCTATTTCCGATTCATCGTATCCTGTCAAAGTCAAATCAATTTCGCCTGAATCAATCTCTTGTATCAAATCTTTCAGCATCTGATTGTCCATATGAGATAACTCAGACAACCTATTATCCGCGATCAAATCAGCCCATTCTTCTGCTTCGCTTGCGTAATCTTGATAATCGACCGGGACCTTTTCTACTCCCAAAATTTCAGCCGCCTGCAAGCGACCATGGCCACGCACAACGAAGCCCGAACGTTTTGAAACCGTGATCGGTACGCGCCAACCTTGATGTTCGATGATCTTTGCAAGCAGTTCGATCTGTTTATCTGAATGCTGATTCGGGTTTCTCGGATTCGGAACCAGCTTTGTAATGTCAACCATTTCATCATACGCGCAATAGACTTTGACCATTTTTCTTCCTCCTTGATTTATATTAAAAAACGCCCCGTTAGGGGCGTCCGTCATTCGGTTTGATATTGGTTTCCGGTGATATAGTCCACCGCTTTCTGTGCCTGTGCGGCGGCGTAAACGATCAGCTTCGAGTCATTCCCAAGTTGTTCAAGCCAGTTTTGAATGTACGCCGCACTGTTGTTGATCGTCGCGTCCTCGATCCCAGCCAGACTACACAGCATCGCGGCGCCCAGCTCGGCGACCAGTTCTTCCTTGCTATAATCCTTGTCGCCGAAAGCGGCGGGTATCGCAACCCCTTTCCGGTTCAGCCTGTCCGGGTGACCCGTGCTGTGGACCATCTCGTGGAACAGCACCGAATAAAACTCGTTCGGATTCGGGAAGTCAATCAGCGGCGGCACGACGATATAGTCCAGCGCCTTGTGGTAGTATGCCCGACCCGAAGCATACCGAATTTCCGGACAGTCAGCGTATCCCCTGACGATCTTCTCACCAGCCTCGATGGGATCATGGTCGAACGTCTGAACCGGCTTTCGCTTGCTCTGTAACCCCTCCACTTGCGTGTTGATCTCGAAGACGTTATAGTATCGCAGGAACGGGATTTTTTCGACCTCGCCGGTTTCTTCGTCTTCCTTTTCGATCCAGTTCCAGAAGACCACGATCTGGGCTTTCTCGCCCTTCCTCACCCGGCCGCCGGCTTCGGCAATCTGCTTGAAGGTGGCGTACTCGCCCGGCTCCAGCAACCATTGGTTAATGCCCCGGTACGGTTTTTGCGTCGTCCAGTTAACAGCCACCGGCGGTTGCCCATTCACCCACGGTTTACGCCACGGCACAACGCCCTGTTTCAGCTTTGCGATGATCCGGTCGGTGACAATTTTGTAGACGTTCATTGAAATTATCCTCCCTATGGTTTATGATAGGGAGGAAGGATAGTCTGCGCTCTATCCTTCCTCGAAAAGTCACTCTGCTTGGTCGCGGGTGGCTTTTTATGTTTCTACTTCGATCTGTACATCCCAATCCCGTTTGAGAAAATCTTGGATGTACTTTTGTGCTTCGATCAAACTTTTTGCTATCCTATGTCCCGAATAACTTGCTGTTCTAAACTCTTTGTAATTCCCGTCTTTGTCAAACCCTCTCAACATCGGCTTGTTTTTTCCGTATACATGGATTTTCACTTTCATTACCTCCCTTCATTGCTAGTAGCTAACACTTGATAAAAACTATCCTTTTTGAACAACTTGTCGATGAACTTCGCCATGGCTTCTTCTGTCTTAAATTCCTTCATTTTGGTAATTAATCTGTCATTTCGGTCGAACTCTTGCCACTTGATTGTATACATCTTCATTACCTCCGTTTAGTTGTTTTTGTTCTCTCTTTCTATCTTTATTATATCAAAACAGTATCCTTTTGGCAACAACTTTTTTCGATAAAAAAGGCCGGAACCAGAAGGTTCTCGACCGATCTCGGAGGCATATTCTGTTTGCCCGTATTGTAATCCGGGGCGACATCGGATTGCAAGCGAAGTTCAGCTTTTCCGCATTTTCTGATTTTTCCGGCTCAGGCGTTCAATTCGGTGACATACAGCGCCATCGCCAGATGCCGGATGACCTGTTTCCTCAGTTCATACGCGGTTGATCTGGACACGCCGATCTGCTGGGCGATCATATAAAGCCTTTCGCCATCCATCAGCGCCTCGGCCACAGCCCGCACCCGTTCATCCGTGATCCGAGAAACGGCGTCGTCGATCCGTATCAGCTTTTCCTCGTACCGTTTGATGCGCTCCCATTCACGCATCCGCTTCTGCACTTCCCTCGCAACGGGATCCGAGATACCAGACGCCCGCGGCATCGTCGCCTCGATCCCGTATTTCGCCGTCGCGGCGGAAACGTCATCGTCGCGGTTCCGGGCATGATACTCGGCCACACGATCCGCCATCCAGCGGTAATCGCGCAAATCCTGTTCTGCCCGTTGCACCGCCTCGATCATCACGTCAAGTCTGTCCATTAGATCAACTCCTTTTGCCGTATTCATGACGACGCGCCCCGGATCGGGGCGGTCCTGTATTTCACTAGGTAATTGTTTTTTCTGTGTACAAATGTCTAGTGGCTTTCCCTTTCATAAGCGCTGTCTTCAAAACTTCCATACTCTGGGGATGTCCTTCATCAAATTCAGGGAATTCCTTGAAAAACCTATATTGCTTGCGGCGAAAGTGTTCGAAGTCCGTTTCTTCCCAGTCCACCAACCGGCATCCGTTCCATCCGAAGTCTTTTTCTTCTGGGATTTCATTCTCCGAAACTTTGAACGCTTTCAGCAATGTGCCAAAGCAATTCTGATAGAGGATTTCAAAGTAGCGCGGGTTGTAGTTGTTGATCATGTTCAATCCCTCCAAAATATGTTATAATGGAGGGGCAGAGGCTACCGATATTCTCTGCCCCGGCCCGTCGATGTGCGAGATCGACGGGCTTTTCATTTGCGGCTTCCCGCGACATCCCCGATGTATGGGGATGTTTCGACCGGTAGCCATCCGGTCATCGTCAGGCGGGGATGTGGATCGTGTTCCCCATGCCGTCTTCCCAGTCATTCACGTCTTCGCCAGCGTCCAGCGCTTCGACGATCCTCTGCATGTCGTCAAGGTCGGCCGGCGTAATCGTGGCGATCACTTCGTCGTACTTCACAACTTCGAACACGTGGAGGCTGTAATCAAACGGCTTTTCCTCCACCCGGTATCCTTCGCGTTCCCAAACTCTCATTTTTAGATTCTCCTTTCGTTTTCTTCTGGCTACATTATAACACAAAACGTATCCTTTTGGCAACACATATTTTGAAAATTTATCATTCCGTCGTCACGTCCACCGTGACCTCGTGAATCCCATCCCACAGTTCGCGGATTTCCTGAGCCTTCGCGACGACTGCTTTTTTCTGTTTCGGATGCAGTACAATGTCCATCGCTTCGCCGTAATGCTGTTCTGCCAACCGATAAGCCCGCGTGTGAAACTCATTCATCAACGCCCAAAACTCGCGATAGCTTGCCTTTTTCACCCGTGAATAGAACGCCCGTTTTTCCTCACGGCTCATCGTTTCTTCCTCGCTTTCGCTTCCCCTTCTTTCTGTTCCCGTATTGGTCCTTGGGCCGAAACACGTATTCCCTTCCGCTGACCCGGATCACTGTCGGGATGCCCTTTTTCACCTTTAGAACTGTCACAACGGGCCTGTATTTGTGTCCGCTGATCACTCCACCGTCACTCCTTCTTTGGGCGGTCCAACTATGCATCCTTTTCCGCGCTGAACACGCATTTAATGCGATCTATCGGGACATCTTCGTCCAGCCACCACGCCTCACCAAACCGGTTGTGATGATCGGGGAGTTTATAGGCTTTCTCCCCTTCTACCGTGTAAATTATTGTCCTTCCAACCTTGATAGCCCATGCCATCGCCGCCATTAACGTCGTGAAGCCACGAACCGGGGCGTGTATCACACCGCTTTCCCGGTAATATTTAGCTTTTTTGGGTGTTGTAACGTGGTACAGAATCATCCGTTTTCTCCCTCCCGCTCTCCTTCGGCGGCTCAGGAACCCGCTCGACCACTAATCTATTCAATTCAAACCCGGCATATCGTACTCGGTCATAGATTCGATTTAACTGGCTCTTCAGTTCGATGTTACCCTCGACGATTCGAGCCTGATCTTTGCTCCTCGTCATCAACATCTTCGACATTTCCACCGCTCTCGGTTGCCAGCCCATATGGCCAGACTGACCGACAGTCTCACAGTCATCCCAGCCGCGAAGATAAAGACCATTTACGATGATGCGATATTTCGGCAAGCTCATACGTTTTTTCCCTCCTTCGGCGGCTCCGGCAGCGGCATCCAGTGGGTTATAGATGCCGGGTTAATGTTCAAAGAATCAGGCCAAAACTTACGGTGAGCGAATTCTGCGACTGTCGTATTTCCATATTTATCTGTTACCAGCACCTCATCCCCCGGTTCCGGCAACCGCTCTTTGACGCTGATCCAGTTCATTCCACCGTCACCCCTACTTCACGGAGGATGTCGCGGGCGCGTCGGCCCTCGTCATAGTAAATCGCCTCTGCCGGCCCGATCAACGTTCCATGCCGCAAGTGGTGTACTTCTTGGACGTAATTGGTTTTGTCCGCATACCACCGCAACACCTCGATCAGCTTGTCACGGTCCTCCCGCAACCGCTCAATCTCCTGTTGGGAGGATAGGAGTTGTTCTTCCAGTGAGTCAATCTCTTTCCACGCTTCCTCTGCTTTACTTCTTGCCTCGTCCCGT